GCGCCTCCGACAGGACTCGAACCTGCAACCTCGGGATTGCGTCACAGTCCATATTCTGAACACTTTGGAGGCCTCGTTATCGCACGTCGGATCGGGCGCGGCGGCGTAGCGCGCGCGGCATTGGGCGTATCGGGTGAGTATGTGAGCATGGTTATACGCAAAGCATTAGTGCCGGGCGGCTGGGACGCGCCACTGGGAGATTACCGGTTGCACCTGCTTGGATCGGGCCGCTCGGTAGCAACAACGAGGCTGCGGATCGACTGGCTGCGACGGTTTGCCCGCGCTGTGGATCGCGGCCCGTGGGAGGTGGAGACAGGCGACGTGATCGAGTGGTCCGCTGCGCACGTTTGGGCGCGAGACACGCGCCGTAGCGCTCTCCAGTCCGTCGCAGGGTTCTATGCGTGGGCGGGCGAGCGGCACGCGGTTGGTGTCGATCCGAGCCGCGTCCCTACGGTGCGCGCGTCTGCGCCCGCGCCGAGGCCAGCCGACGCCGCCGCGATTGCCCGCGCCAGGCTATCCCCTGACTGGCGGGTGCGTCTGGCGGTGCGCCTGGCCTCGGAGCTCGGGTTACGTCGCGGCGAGGTCGCGAAGGTGCGCGGCTGCGACCTCGTTCGCGACTTGCATGGCTGGTCTCTGATCGTCCACGGGAAGGGCGGGAAACCTCGGACGGTGCCAGTACCCGAGTCAATCGCCGTAGAGATTCAAGGCCACGGCCCCGGCTGGCTGTTTCCAGGGGCCGATTCGGGCCATGTCTCGGCTGAGTGGATCGGGCGACTGGTTGGGCGTGCACTGCCACGCGGCGTCACAATGCACGCCCTGCGCCATTCGTTCGCGACGCGAGCCTACGAACGGACGGGCGATCTTGTCGCCGTCCAGAGGGTGCTAGGGCACGAATCACCACAAACCACCCTCCGTTACCTGGCGATAGCGGACCAGACGCTTAGGGCAGTGGTTGAGGCGGTGGCCTAGGCGCGTCCCTCCAGTGACCTGATCCGGGCGTCATAGTCGCCATGCTCTCGATCACGGGTAGATCGGATGTCTCCGATCTCATGCCCAAGGCCTTTGAGCTCACGGGCCAGTCCCTCGATCTGATGCCGGGCGACCATGACGTCGGCGGCGGTCTTGGTCTGCTCGGTCTCGATGCGACGCACTGTTTCGCCGTTGGTGGTGAGGGCGCTCTCTATACGCTCAATGGCGCTAGAGTGCGAGGAAAGCGCATCTTCTAGACGGCTCACGGCGGCGACGGCTTCGGCTGTCTTTGCGTCAGTCCGGTTTACGGCGTCGGCAAGGCTGGAACCGTGATTAGGGCTAACTTGGGCGTTGATTCGCCGCGCCTGTATCAACGTCGCCGTGCTTGTCACGATGGCGGCGACGCCGCCGAGGCCACCGAGTGCGTTGATAACCTCGGCGGCGGGCGTCATTCGTCGCCCCTGGGAACGTGTGCAAGGGCGGTCCCAGTGCCGAGGACCGAGGCCACGAGGGCAACCCAGAGGGGCGCGGTCTCGGACTCGATCACTCCATAGATCACCAGGAGCGGGACGGCGGCGGTCGCGACGCCGTATGCCCATCGTCGCACGGTGGGGGTAAGCCACTCGATTGGCTGAGGGGTCGCTGCGTGCTTCGGCGTGTCAGTCATGGTCACAGAGTCCCTTCAATGAGATGCATCTGGAGTTCGGCGACCGTCGCCATGCCAACGTAGCCGTCCACGGCCACGCCGAGGCGGGCCTGCAGGGCGGCGATCATCTGCGATCCATCCGGGTCGCTCTCGAAGTCCCAACCGGCCCCGGCTGCGGGGAGGTTTTCGCGCCATGCCCCGTCCTGGCTGGATACGGTGCCGTCTACGGGCGTGCCGAGGTAGGCCTGGAGGGCGGCGGTCGTCGCTGGTCCCCACCAGCCATCCACCTGGAGGCGACCGGGGTCAGGATCGGCGAGAGCGGGCACGGCGGGCCCGCCGCCCTGGATGAGGAGGGCGCGGGCGTCGAGCTCATCGAGCCGGGCCTGCCAGCGGCCTGGGCACTCAGTGGGGAAGTGTTCCTGATGCCCCGATAGGGGCAGGTATCCCCATTCTTCGCGGATCGCGGCGATCAGCTGTGCGACGGTCTCGAAGTCGTCGGCGTCGCATTCGGGGCGGCACTCGATCCCGATTGTGCAAGCATTGTTGCCCATGCAGTGCCACGCGCGGTCATAGTCGTGGACGATCTGGGTCACACGCCCGCCGCTGGCCACGTAGTGAGCCGAGGTATTCCCATCAGGGCGTGCGAGGTAGGCGGCGACGGCGTCGTGAGACTGTCCATCTACTCCCCAATGGTGGATAACGATTCCGAGGGGTTCGCCGTAGGGGCGACCGGGGTCAAAGTTGGGGCCCCAATTGGTGTCGGTGACTGCGCTATTTACGCTCATGGTTGGTGTCCTTTCGGGTGGTTAGAGGGAGATTGCAACCCACATGATTTGGGCGTAGGCCGATGCTCCACCAGTGTTGTTGTGCGCCATCCACGTGAAGCCTTCGGGGGTGATGTCCCATGCGGCGACGTTTAGGCGCTGATTCTGCGACTGCATGAAGACCATGGGGGTCTTGGCGAATCGCTTGGGGAAGGCGATCTTGTAGGAGTTGGTCGCTTCGCCGGGCTGGAGGGAGTTAATCGCGACCTGCCCAAGCTGGAATGCGGCGGTGAGCTTGTCGGTTGCGGTTTTGAGCTCGGCGAAATTCGCGTTGACGTCTTCGGCGCGGGCGATCTCGCCAGGGACAAACGTTTTCATGAGGGGCCTTTCTACTGGTTGTTTGTGAGGTTCAGGCGGGTTTTCCAGGTCGTCGGCGTGATCGTGTGCGTGACCTGGGTAATGAGTGCGCGAGCGTCTTCGCCGCGCCATTCGACGTTGATCGCACTGATAGGGTCGAAGGTCGCGGCGGTGGCCATGTGCGCGCCTCGGTCGGCGGGACCGGTATCGTGCGCGGCCACGAGGGACACACTGGAAGGCGCGGGATCGGCGTTCGCGGCGGCGAGGTAGCGGCGTGCCGTCCTTTCGACGGCGTCGGCTGGGAGGGTGGTATCAATCGAGATCGCCGATCCTCCCCACGCGTTCGCGGCGGTCGGATCGTCAACGGTTGTCTCCGTGTCGTCGGCGGTCCACTCGCTGTTTTCTGCGTCCCATTTCGCGCCATGGTTATTGATCGTCACGTGTGCGACGGCGTCGGCGGACGCCCACGCAACGTTGACGTCTGTGTAAGACCAAATGCCGGAATTGATCGCGGATTCTTCGGCGTCTGTGAGCGTGATCGCCGCGGATCGGGGTCGCGCAATGCGGATAGATACGGTGCCGTCGCGTTCCACGGTCCAGGAGCCGAGGACAGAGGCCGTGAGGGCGTCCAGGTGCTTGGCAAGGCTGGTTTCCCAGACGGTCGGCGGCACGGTCTGCGTGGCAGTGTCGTGGATGCGGTAGGTCAGTTCCGGGGCCGACTTGATGAGTCGGTCCAGGCGCGCGGTCCAGGGCTCCGATCCGTTGCCCCCGTCTGCTTTGGCTCCGTAGCGCGTGAGCGAGGCGAGGCGGGCGACGTTGTCGGATGCGGTGAGGGTGACCTCATAGTCCACGCGCGAGCCAGGCTTGTGGGGCGTGATCGTGAGGTCCGTAATGACGCCGGTATAGATCGCCGTCCTGGTTGGCCAATGGATCAGGCGAATTGGCGTGCCGTGGTGGAGGCCGGTCGCGCGGGGGCTTAGGGCGTTGATCGCGTGCGCGGTCAGGGTGCCCACGGCGGCGCTCATGGCGGGGCCATTTGTCGTGACGCCGCGCGTCACGGTGAGATCGGTACACGGGCCGAGGATGTCCTGCCACTGCGATATGTTCGTTTCGCCTTGGTTCCATGCGCGAGTGTCCCAGGCGTTGCGATTCCACGTCATTGCCCACGGCTTGGCGACGCCGAGCGTCCATGAGGCGCGATTCCACCTGGCGTTGTTCCACCTGAGACCGAAGAAGCCGGGTAGCGGATAGTACGCCTGGAGGCTGAGTACGTCGCAGGGCCGGGGGTTGGCTGGGATGTCGGTACGGTCCCAGACCGTGATGGCTTCAATGATGCCGGTCTGGAGGCCTGCCACGTCAATGGCGAGCTCGGTCCCCATGGCGGAGTTTTCGGCGGATACCGTGTAGATGGGGCCGGGCCCGTAGGTGTTGGCTTGGTTGCCGATGCGGATGACGATCCGCTTGCCGGGCTGGTCGGCGCGCACGCGAATTTGTGCGCCGATGCGGTGACCTGGCACGAGGTTGGGCACCGTGATGGTGAGGGCACTCGATCCGGGCGTGAGGGTGAAGCGCACGCGCCCGCCGCTAAGGGGCTGGCAGGTCGCGCCGCTGTAGTCGGCGAGGGAGGGGCTAGGTAGGGTCGTCATGGCCTATCGTCCTGCTCCGTTTAGGCGGGTGTATTGGTCGATGGATTGGGCGATCACGCGGCCCGCGTCAATCGACGGGTGGAGCATGTTCGCGGTCACATGGATGGTGACGCCGCCGCGCGAGCGCAGACCGGCCAGGCCGCTGGCGTCAGGGAGGCCGAGCGAACCGGCGTCGGTGTCGGCGACCATGCCCGTGAGCGCGCCGAGGGATCGACGCACTGCGCCGTACCGCGATTCCAGGCCCCTAATGAAGCCGTCGATCACGAGGCGACCGGCTGGCGTGAGTAGGATCGCGTCATAGTCGGCGGGCCCCTTCCAGGACGTCAGGCTGGAGGTCAGGTTGCCGAGCGTGGATTTGACCGAGCCAATCATTGAGCTGATGCCGTTGATGAAACCCTGGATGAGGCTCTTACCGGCTCCGATCAGGAGCGAGCCGAGGTTGCCGAGCGCGGATAGGGCACGCGAGGGCAGTGATGAGATGAAGGACACGGCGGATGAGACGCCGCTGGAGATCGCGCCCGTGATGCCGCTCCAGGCCCCTGATACGGTCGATGAGATGGAGGACCAGACGCCGGAGAAAATGCCGGAGATCACGCCCATGGCGTATGTGATGTATCCCTTGACGATGTTCAGGGCCCCGTTAATGACGCCCTTAATGCCGTCCCAGACGCTGGAAACGATCTGCTTAATGCCGTCCCAGACGCCCTGCCAGTCGCCAGAGAGCGCCGAGGTCCAGACCTGGATAATTCCTGAGATCACGCCTACCACGGTGGAGATAACGCTGGATATTACTTGCCAGACGCCGGATACTACGGTGGAGATGCCGTTCCAGATGGTGTCCCAGTTCGCGGCGAGGCCTTGGAACACACTAATGATGAGATCGACGACGGGCTGACCATAGGACGCCCACGCGGCCTGGAGTTGGGGCCAGACGGCGTCCCACGCGGCTTGAATCTTCTCCCACGCGGCTTTGAGGGCGGGCACGACGTTGGTTTGGAACCACTCGACAACGACACTCACGGCGGCTTTGATCTGTGCCCATGCGGCGTCAACGGCGGCGCGGAAAGTCTCGTTGTTCTGGTAGAGCGCTACGAAGATCGCGACCAGGGCGGCAATGGCGGCGATCACGAGGAAGATCGGATTAGCGGCCATGGTGGCATTGAGCGCCGCCCATGCGGTTTTAGCGGCTCCGATGATCGTCTTGATCTGGTTGAAGGCCTTGAAGCCTGCGACGAATGTCCCGATCACGCCAGCGGCGGCGGCGATAGCGGGGCCGAACTTCTCGAAGAATGCGACGACGCGGGACACGGCGGGCGGGACCGTCGTGGTGAGCCAGTCAATGAGGGCTTGGAGGCGGGGACGAATCTCGGTCTGGAAGACGGCGGCGGCTTGCTTGATCTTCGGGACGACGTTCGCCTGGATGCGCGCGGCGAAGTCCTGGAGGGCCGGAATTGCGACGTCCTTTGCCCACGTCGAGAGCGATTCGAGCGCGGGCACAAGATGTTCCACGGCGGCGGACGCGAGGGCGGTCACCATGGGCAGGACCAGTGTCCCGGCCTTGGCGGCGAAGTCGCCGAAATGCGCTTTGAGGACTTGCACCTGATGCGCGAGCGTGTCGCCTTCCCGTGCGAAGGCTCCGTGCGCGTCGGCTGTCTGCTCCATAATCAAGGCGAGCGTCGCGGCCTGCTGCGCCTCGGTATCGAAGGAACCGCCCACCTTCTCGAATCCGAGCTCGGCGGCCTTGGCGTCGATGCTGGCCTGCTTCAAGGACACGCCGTAGCGCTCAATCGGATCGCGCTCACCCTTTAGGGCGCTAGAGAGCGCGGCGACGGCATCGGCGGTCGAGCCGCCGAATTGCGCGGACAAGTCGGCGGCGACGCCGATCAGATCGTTCGTCTTGCCTGCGAGTTCATCAAGGCTTGTACCGCCGTTTTTGAGCTGCGCCCCTAACAACGTGCCCAATTCCTGGTATTCGTTTTTGGTCAGACCAACCGAAGACGCCGCCGTATCGGCAAATGCCTTCATCTGGTCTGCGCCGGACTTGAATACCGCTTCGATAGCGCCCGTTGACTGCTCCAGGTCGGCGGCGGCACTGACGGCCTTCGCCCCTGCGACGCCGATAGCGGCGGCGCCAGCGGCGGCGACGGTCGCGAGGGTCGTCACGGCCTGTTTGCCCGCGTTCGCGAGATTCGTCAGGCCTGTTTCCTTTGCCAGGCCCTTGAATGCTCGGCTGAAATTCTTGGTCTCGGCGACAACTGAGACCTTAACGACGTGGCCAGCCAACGGTCATCCCTTCTGTGCTTTGGCGCGTTCCTGGAGGAGGTCCAGGATCGCGCGCGCGTCTTCTAGCGTGAGATATTCGCGCGCCTCCCATGGGCTGATCCCGGCGTCCACGGCGAGGATCGCTAGGACGGGGCTTAGGGAGGTCGCGCCGGTCATTCCCCCGATGTTTCCTGGGTGGAAACGAGAGCGGTCGCGTCTTCCATGGTCAGATCGGCGGCGGCGGTATAGGCGTCGTCACGGGTCTGGTAGCCGCCGCGCCGGAACAGCAAGACGGCACACATGGCGATCATGGGACGGGCGAGCCTGCCACCCGCTTCGGGATCGAAGGACGTGATCGGTTCGCCGGTCTTGCGTTCGTAGTACTCCAGGTCGCCGAGGGTGAGCGCATTCATATTCATGGGTGGTGTCCTTACCAGTTGTGTTGGTCGAGTAGTTCCTTGATGCCCTTCCCAAAGCCCGCGAACGTCCTGGGACGCATCATTTCTTCGGCTTGGGAAAGCCATCGGGGGCCGCTGCGTGAGTCGGCTCCCCAGTGACGCACGCCCGCGTATGGGAGGCGTGACTTGGAGCCCACTCTCACCATGACTTTCCGCTTAGATCGGCTTGGCTTGATCCCTGCTTGCAGGTCGCCGTCCTTGTGGGGTGCCATTGTCTTGGCGAGGGTGGCAATAGGCGTTGCGAGCCTATACGTGAGGTCTTTCAGGTCCGTGACGGCCACGCCCACCGCTTCGGCGTCGCGCAGGAGCGCTTTAATGCCCGTGATTTCGACGCTACCGCCGTCCAGGTTCACGCGGCCGTCACGAATGCCGGTCATGGAGATTAGTTGTCTTCCATGTTGCCCGCGCCGAGCGTCGACGTGGCGGTGAGCTTCTCGGGTTCGCCTTCGCACTGCCACTCGAAGTCAAACGTCGAGCCCTTTTCGTCGCCAGCCTCGGAGCTGATCGACGGCTTGACGCCGATCTTCGCCTTGATCTTGAAATGCGGTTGCTTCGCAGTCGCCACCTTATTGCCGAAAGGTGCGACCAGGACGTCAACGGTACGGCCAGCCTGGGACCAGAGCATGTCCCAGAAAGAACCGGCGTCGAATGAGACGATGGCCTTCCCCTTCAACTTCCAGGCCGAGGACGCGCCGGATAGGGCATCTGCGAAGGTGACGACGTCCTTATCAGAGGTTTCGGGCGAGAGCTCATAGCTGGAGATGTCGCTCCAGTAGTCCTTACCGGCAATGGAGAAACCGAGCTTGTTACCGAGGATGCGAGTATTGCGGGTGACAGTCATGGTCAGGAGTCCTTTTCTATGGTGTAGGTGATTGCGGTTGTGATGGGGGCGGCGAGGTAGGCCTGCCCATCTGCGCCCTTGATCGTCTGGTAGGCGTCCACGGCGGCGAACATGCCCTCCCTGACCATGCCGACAACGATTGCGTCAACGGCTGAGTCCAGGCGGGCGACGGCCAGGGCATTGGTCGTCGGTGCGACCGCAACCGTGATCGAGAGCCGTACCGTGACGCCTCCGTGCGCGTTCTCGTCGGGGGCGACTAGGGGCGTGCCTTCGGTGACGACGACGCACGGCGGGGCCAGGCGTTCCGGGATCGACGTCAGGACGGGAATGGAGGTGATTCGGGTCAGGACGTCGGCGAGGTCGGCGCGGGCGGCGGCGATAGGTCCACTGTTTGTCATGAGATCGCGAGGGGTAGATAGGGGGCCAGGAGGGGGCGCGCGGCGACCATGGCGTCACGTGCGACGCGGATCGCGGCGGTGCCGTCGAAACCATCGGCGAAGTTCTTGATCCCGTTGGGGGCACTGCGACGGTGGTAGAGCTCGGCGGCGACTTCGATTTGCGCGCGCTCCAGGATTTCGGCGGGCACGGTCGCGGTGCCGACCTGATCGCGAATGAGCGTCGCGGCCTGCTCGGCGCACTCTTTCAGGAATGCGTCGTTGGGCACGTCTCCCACGTAGGCGGCAATGCGTGCGGTCAGGTCGGCACTCACGGTCAGGCCCCGATCTTCAGGGGCACGAGGCCGGTCGGAATTTCGGTAGCCACGGCCCCGTAGCGATAGACCGAGAACTGCTTGCTCAGGTTGACAATGTTCTCATCCTGAAGCTGAACAAGCGGGGTCTCGTAGGTGCGGATCGCCTCGGAGTTGTAGAACGCGCCCACGATGCCCGCGCCGAGCTCGCCAGCGGTCGCGCGCAGGTTGCAGGTCACGGGCACATCGAGAATGACGCCGGTCAGGGCCTTGGCGTTCGTCGTGCCAATCGTGTTGGTGGGGTTCTCGGTGGCTCGCATGAGCGGGCGTCCGTCCGTGCCGGTCAGGCCGGAAAGCGCCTTGAAGGTCGCGAGATCGACAACCAGGCCGTCCAGGGTCAGGGCCTGGTCGGCGAATCGCGCGGCGGCGTCGATGAAGATACCGGAGATGTCCGACCAGGTGAGGGCGGTCGCGGCCTTGGAGACGGCGAGCTTGGAGGCGTCCTGCGCCTTGACGGCGGTGGCGAACTGCGTGGCGAAGTAGGAGGCCGAGGCCTGGCCAGCGGCGATAGCCATGCCGCGCAGGGACGTGTCCAGGAGATTGACGCGGGTACGCTCAATCGCCTGGCGAGAGAGCTCGGTATAACCGCCGAAGGTCTTGATCGGCGCGCTGCGCTTCTTGGTGGTGATCTTACCCATCTGGAGATCAGCACCTTCGGCGGTCTGTGCGTTCACGGTCAGGGTGTTGGTCGCGAGCTCGGTAAAGTCGAGCTCCATCCCATCGGCGGGGAGAGCGCCGCGCGAGAACAGCCCGGCCAGGACGTTGGGCTTATCGACGATGCGCGTCAGATCCTTGATCCATTCGGGGACAACCATGGTTGCATCCGCACTGGAGGGAGTGCCGTTGAAGGCGCGGGTCTGGATCGCGGCGATCTCGGCGCGGTATGCCTCATCGTTGATGAGGGCCTTAATGGCTTCGCCGGGGGTGCGCTTGTCGGCGGCGGGGGCGGTGCCGCGCTCGGCGGCGGCGAGGGTCGCGCGCTGCTCCATGGCGGTGATGTCGGCGCGCAGGTCGTCCAGGTCGGAGGCGAGCGCGTAGGCGGGTGCGTCGGTCATGGGGGTTGTCCTTTCGGTGGGGGTGGGTTGTTCGCGTACTTCGGTCACGGTCGCGCCGTCGTAGGCAGGGAAGGGAACCAGGCTGACTTCTCGGAGGTCCAGGCTGGTAATGGTGGTGTGCGTGCCGTCGTCGGCTTCGGCGCGTTCGTAGGTGAGCGGAATGAAGCCGATGGAGAGGCGGTCAATGACGCCGTCCTTGACTAGCTGGTAGGCGTCGCGGGCGGTCTGCGTGTCCGAGAAACGGGCTTCGATCTCGATACCTTCGGCGGTCTCGGTAGCCGAGGTAATCAGGCCAATGGGTTCGTCGTGTCGCCACACGAGTTTGAGGCTGGTCGCGTCGTCGGCTCGGTCGGCGAGAGCGCCGGGCGCGATACTCTCGAAGTAGCCGGGGGCGAGCTCAATTTCGACGCCGTAGGGGACGGCCAGGCCGCGCACGGTGCGCGGCTCGGCGTCGGCGTCGGCTCGGATGGCGAAGCGGCGGGTCTGGAGGTCATTCATGCGGGGTGTCCTTGTCGGTTGCGGCGTCGTCGGTGATCCCTTCGATGCGGCGCGCATACTCGGGGGTGTAAATGCCGGCGTCGATAGCGGTCTTATGTGTAGCCATGCGGGCGGCGGGGGTCGCGCGCAGGATCGCGTCCAGGTTGAAGCGAACGGTCGTACCGCGCGGGACGATTGCGGTTAGGGCGTCTTCGATCTCTCGGAGGTAGGCCATGAGGGTCCACCGAATGAAGTCCGTCGCGGCGTCGTTAATGTTCTGGTAGGTCAGACTCGATCCGTTCACCGCCGCTAGGAGCATGTGCGCGGGGATACCAAACATGCGACCGACTGCCAGGACGTCGAAGGCGCGGGACTCCAGGAACTGAATCTCACTCGGTGTGAGGTGTAGGGGCGAGTATTTGAGTCCCGCGCCGATGACGGCCACGCCGCCGCTCTGGGAGTTTGAGTCATTCCAGGCGCGCTTAGCGTCGGCAGCTTGTGCGGCGGTGATCGGCTGCTCCGTGGATAGGACGCCGGTAGGCACGCCGCCGCCGTGGGTCCAGTTCGCGGCGTAGGATGCCATTTCGGTTGCACCCTGGAGGGATCGCGCGCACGCCTGGATCGGGCCGAGGCCAGCGGCTTCGCCGGGGATGTAGGTCAATCGCAGGTGCCGAATCTGATCGGGTTTCCAGGTGCGCGATCGCCATTGCACGCTGCGTTCGCCCGTGTTGTTGTCCAGGACGGGAAGGCACTGGGTTGGGTCCAGGACGCGCAGCGAGTTTGCGCGCCCGTCGCCGGTACGGCCAATGAGCCAATAGGCGTTTCCTCGGAGGGCGAGGCTGGCGATTGTCTCGGCAATGAGCGCCGTAGGGGTCAGATCGGGGCCGGGCGTCGCGACGACGGTGGGCATGTCGCGGCCTTCGAGCTGCGAGCCGTCTCGCCAGGCATCGAGCGAGATTTGCTTGCCAGCGGCCTGGAGGACACTCACGGCGCGATAGACCGAGTCCAGGGCGAGCGCGCCGCGCTCGGTGATGAGCGCCGCTTCCCGTGCGGGCGGCGTGATGCCCGCTGGGATCGGCGCGCCGGTCTCGGCGCGGTGGAAGCCGAATAGGGATGCGAGGGAGGCCATGGCTGAGAGTATGCGGGGTACCCGATTCGCATCCCGGCTTATACGTGTCGCCAGCGGTACGCGCTGAGAGCGCGGCGGGCGTGCCGGTCGCCGGGGTGCGCGTACCTCTCATGCTCGGAGACCTGGGTCAGGGCGCGCTCATGCGAGGCGGCGGGGAGGCCCCTCCAACCGCACTCGCACATGGGCAGGAAGGTACAAGCCGAGGCGTCAACGTGGATGCGCATGATGTGGCTCCCTGGATGGTCAGTAGATTTGGATGCCGGGCCGTGGCTGACACGCGGCCCATACGGCGACGGCCCCGGCGCGTAGGGCGTCGATGGGGCGCGGCGATTTAGCGACGTCGAAAGCGGTCACTCCCGATAGCTGTCGCAGGACAACTGCCCCGGTCGCTTTGATGAGCTCTTGGTTGCCGTCGTGCGTGAGGCGCTTCGCGTTCACTCGATCTAGGAATAGCTGGCACGCCGAGGCATATTCGCGGGTGGCCAGTGTCGTGATCGGTGTCCCCTCGGCGTCGAGATCGGCGGCGAGCGTTCGCGTGGGGCCCGCTGGATCGCATCCGATCCACGCATACCCAGCGGCCTGGAGGCCATGAAGGGCGGGGCGTACCCAGTCGATGCCGGGCCCTGATGCCACTGTTGCTAGGCAGGGGTCGCCGTCGTCATCGAGCCAGGCGGCGGCGATTGTCGCGGCGGATCGGTCGGCGGCGAGATCGACGGCGAGGCAGACGCGCGAGGGATCGGGGGCGGTCAGGTCCAGGTCCATGAGCGAGCTAAACAGGTGGATGTCCACGGCTGTTTCCTCGGCGGCGGTCTCCAGGTTCAGGATCGAGCGACGCCACGAGGCGAGGTTGTCGGATCGTAGGGCCCTGATTTTGTCGGCGGTCTGCGTGTGTCCTAGCGCAGGGTGGAAGGACAGGGTTTCGTCGCTGTAGGGGTCGCGCTCGGCGGCTTCTTCATCGGCTGACCACTCGAAGAAACACATACGGCTATGTGGGTCTTCCACTGACTTCCTGCCCTGGCGGATCAGCTCATTGAGATACGCCGATTTGTCCGTGCCCTTGGTGGAGACGATCCACAGCTGCGAGTCCTTGATTGTGAGCTGGGTAGGGTTGATCGCTGTCTCCAGGGCAAGGCCTGCTTCTGCGTCGAAAGCCCACGCCTCATCGACGGTAACCAAATGCAACGAATCGCCATGGATTGACTTCGGCGTCGGCGCGAACGGCGAGATGAACGAGCCGCGCTTCAAGTACTCGGTCCGCTCGGAGCCCTGCGAGGCGTACACCCTGAAATAGCCGGGCTTTTTTTCTGCGTTGAGTGCGGTGTTGATCTGTTTCCACCGTTTGCGAGCGTCTTTGCCGGTCTGCGCTGTCATGAGAATTTCGTGCCGGTTGTAGGCCATCATGCGATCCACCATGACGGCGCGCAGGAGGAAACTCTTACCGGCCTGGCGGGGCACGGTGACGACGACGACGGGATACCTCCAGGCCCCCGGCGTGTCTGGGTCGAGCTCTAGGGCGACGTCGGCGACCTGGCGTTGCCAAGGCATGAGCGAGCCGCCGAGGAATGCGGCGGTCGCGGCGATCCGAGCGCCGAACGTGGGGTTAGCCGGGTTGCGGCGGGTCGCATACTTCGGGGCGGCGCTCATGATGCGGTCAGGGCGTCGTGGGTGAGCTCGGCTAGGGCCGCGTCGAAGGCGTCCAGTTCGCGGTCGGTTCCCTCGGCGGGGCGGGGAAGACTATCGAGCGATTCCAGGACGTTTTTCAGGACGTTGGAGGTCGCGACGCTCGGCGCGCCGCCGTTCAGGCTTCGATCAAGGGCGGCGGCGGCTTTGGTGAGCGCGGCGCGCTTCGCCTTCTCGATTGGGCCGAGGACGCCCTTGGCGTCTAGGTCATCGAAGGCTTCGCGCACGGCGTCTTCGATCTCCCCCGTTGGGGGTGGTTCCACTTGGAACAGTTCGTTGGTCATTTCGCGCATGATTCGTGTTTCCGTTCTGGGTTTGGGCCGTTTCGGGCCCGTTTATCTGGGCGTCGGGGGGAACAGGAAGTTGGGGGCGGGGACTGCCTGGCGGTGTGTCTAAGAACACGGGTTAGCCGGTGCGGTCAGGCCTGGCCATGAGCCAGAGCCAGACCAGGACCGGGGTGGTTGGTAGTCCGAGGCGGGGCGGGCTTGCCTGCTTGTGTTGCAGTGGTGGTGAGCTGGTCGCAGGTTGGTGATGTCATCGGTGCCGCCCTTCGAGCGGGGCACGACGTGATCGACGGTCAGGCCGAGGGGCGAGCGGCGGGACGCTGCCAGGTCGATGGGCTTGCCACATAGCCAGCATGTGGAGCCGTACCGGCCAAGCACCTGGTTAGCGAGTCGGCGGACCTTGGAGCCGTCCCAGCTCATCGGCGCGGCCCGTAGACGGTGGGGGGCGGGGGCGGGGGCGGGTAGCTGGCGGCGATCTCATCACGCATCTGGCGGGCGAGGCTGGCGATCTGGAGAGTCATACCTGCGAGCCGGAACTGAGGTGAGCTCATCGAGTAGGGCGAGGCCCCGTTCAATGCTTCGTGTGCGCGCATGGCGGCGGCTTCAATGTCGGTCGCAATGTCGGCGACGACGGCGCGAGAGTCAGGCAGCGGCGTTGGCATTTAGGAGTTCCTTTGCGGTGTCGTCCTTCAGGGCCAGGCGCGCCCATGAGCGATAGTGAGCGTCTGGGTAGGTGGATTGCATGTACTCAGCAAACGCCGGGGGCCACGGGGCCAGCGTGCTAGATGTCTGCTCTTCCTCTTCTTCTTTGCGCCGCCGCTCTGCGGCGGCTCTTTCGGCTTCGGCGGCTTGCTGCTGTCGCATGATTGCTTCATACCTGCAGCGGTTGCAGCGGTCAGATGAGGGTTCACCGTGCTTGCACTCGGTGGCTAGGTAGGTCATGTAGGTGGGGCGGTACTTCGGCATATCGGTGTCTTCTTCCTTTCTGGTCGGAACATTCTTCTTTCGGGACGAACGAGGGGACGCCGTAGCGGCCCCCTCATCCCGTAGGGAAGGATGGGGCGTACTCATGTCCACATGGGCTTCGAGCGGCTTCGGGCGGGCCGTGTTTCGGCGAATGCGGTAAAGCTGGATGCGGGCGCGGGTCGCAGCGTTGCGGGCTCGGTCTTCGGCGTCGGAGGCGCGGCGGAAGGCCAGCGTCCAGTCCACGAGGACGCGCTTCATCACTTTGATGACGCCCACGGTCGGCGCTCCCATCCTGATGCCGCCCCGGTGCCACTCGATCACGCCAGCGTCTTCGAGCCATTGGAGGCAACGCGACGTGTGGCGAAGGGAGTAACCGGCGCGCTTGGCGAGCTGGCGGGCGGTGGTTTGCACGGTCGCCGAGAGGTCGGCGCGGGTGTCGTGAGCAAGTAGGGCGAGGGTATCCAGGATCGCCCGCGAGGCGGCGAATTCACGTCCCCTAAGCGGTCCCCATCCGATCCGAGAGAGCGCCGCGAGAATGGAGGTGAAGCTCATCCCGGCATTGAGGACGCCGCGCGCCCTCGGCGCTGGCACGGTCGCCGGTTGGGCGGCGGCATCCTCGGCACGGGGGCCGCTGATCGCGGCGCGGGCGGCGGCGATAAAGTCGGCGCGGTCCTGATCGGTCCAAGCAACGGCGGTGGTCATTGCTGACCTTCGATCATGTAGCGCACGGCCACGGTCACGTAACAGTGAACGAGCTTTGCCTTGGTCGCGCGGTCCTTGGGGCGTAGGCGCTTCGCGCCGGGGACGCCAGTATTGGCGGCGTCTTCGGCGCGCTGGAGGCTAACCGCTTGGGCTTTGCGCAGGAGCGAGCGGACAATAGCGGCGTCGGAGCTGGTAATCATGCCTGCTCCACCTCATCGGCGAGACGGCGAAGGGCGGCGGCGACGCCGGGGCGCGAGATGTCGGCGCGGGCGTGCATCTCTACTTCGCCGTTTCGGTGAATGAATACCATGGCGAGCATTTCGGCGGCGGTCTGATCGAGTTCTGCCATGAGGGCCGGGGAGATGTTGTCTGCGAGTCGGTTACTCATTGGAGGCATCTCCCATCTCGTTCACGTCGCGACGGTGCGACCAGATGCCAGCGGCAATGAAGGTCACGGCCATGAGCGGGACCGTGATAGGCCACGGGATGTAGAACGCGAACATGGCGGCGATAGTCGCGCCATAGGATGCCAGCGCCACGAGGGCGGCGAGGAACTGGGTCCAGTCAATTCGATAGCTCATGAGTCAGTGCTCCCGGTCTAGCGTCGATGTGGTGAGATGAATAGGGACACCCGCGTCCGCTAAGCGATCCAGGTCATTGATGGACCAGCGGCGCAAACCGAGGAGCTTTTTTGAGAGGACGGACTGTTGGACACCAATTGATGCGGCCATGGTCTCTTGATTGAGGCCAGCCGCGCGCATGTATCGAGTCACTTCAAGGGTGACGAAGTCCTGAGCGAGAGTCATACGGCTGGTTTAGTTCATTTCGGACTAATAATCAACAGGACAGGCCAGCTAATTTGTGTACGGCGGTCATACTCTTATGCCATTTTGGACTATCATGGGCACATGAGCACACTAACTAGCTTCTCCCCCGCGCCCGCGATCACGACGCGCGACGTCGTCGCGGCGAACGTTCGCGCCGAGGCGGCGCGGGCTGGCTTTAACCAGGTGCGACTAGGGCAAAGACTCGGCATATCGCAGGGTGCCATTACCAAGCGGTGGCGAGGTGAACGGCCCTGGCAGCTTGAAGAATTGGACAGTCTAGCCAGGGCGCTAGGCGTCTCGGTCGTAGATCTGGTAACTCCGACCGGACGGGAAACGCGCCTCCGACAGGACTCGAACCTGCAACCTCGGGATTGCGTCACAGTCCATATT